CAGGATATAGGTAACTGGCTGAAAGAGAACACTTGGGCGTTTGGAGCTCTGGGCGCGGCTATTGCTGGTATCTTGATCCCTGCCTTCGTTACGTGGGTGGCAGGTATCTGGGCGTCTACGGCAGCTCTTCTTGCCAGCCCTATCACGTGGATTGTGGTTGGTATAGCGGCTCTTGCTGCCGGACTTGTCCTCCTGATTGCTAACTGGCAGGCTGTATCTGATTTCATCGGTGGTGTGTGGAACGCTACTGTGGAAGGAGCTGGGCACCTGTGGGAAGACTTCGTCAGGGGCCTGACGGAGTTCGCTACGGGTATTGGCCAGTGGTTTATGGAAGGTCTAGCCGGGGCTGGGCAGCAGATTTCCGAATTCTTCGCTGGCCTACCTCAGATGATCCTTGACGGCCTGGCTGCCTTAGGCCAGATTGGTCTAGAGATTCTCGCTTTCTCTATGGGTATCAACGCTAACCTCATTGAGGGGTTTGTGCAGTTCCTGGGGTATATACCTGGATGGATAGCTTCTGTGGGGGAGTGGGTAGCCTCGCTGCCTGGCAAGATTATGGAGTGGCTCTCTGGGCTAAATCAGCTTGTTGATCGAGCTGCCGACTGGTTCGGTGGGTTCCTTAATGGTATGGTCCGTAAGGGCGCAGAAATCATTGAGTGGTGCAGGCAGCTTCCAGGTAAGATTATAGGGGGCATATCTTCACTAGCCTCCAGTTTGGCCTCTACAGCGTCCAACGCATGGAACGGATTCCTTAGGGCTACCTCAGACTTAGGCGGTAGGGCTATCGGGTTCGTCGGGAGTCTTCCAGGTAAGATCCTGGGTGCGCTAGGTGACCTAGGTAGCTTGCTGGTTAGGTCCGGTGGAGCTCTCGTGGATGGCTTCTTGCGGGGTATCCAAGGAGCGTGGAATACGCTAGTCGGCTGGGTTAAGCAGGGCATGGATTGGTTGCGTGGTCTGTGGCCTTTCTCTCCTGCTAAGTGGGGCCCGTTCTCTGGTAAGGGCTACGTAACTCATTCAGGTAAGGCTATCATCCGTGACTTCGCGGATAGCCTTAAGGATGAGCAACCTTACCTGTTGGATTCCGCTAAGAGTGTTATGGGCGATTTCCAGTCGAATTTCCAGCCTAGTCTGAATGGCGTTCAGCCTGCTTATGCGGGGGCTAATGCTGGAGGTAACGCCAGTAGGGTCAATGTCAATGCCTATAGCAGTGACCCGTACGCTACCGCTGAGGAAGTCGCAAGGCAGCTTAGGAGATTGATGTGAAAGAAGTCACATGGAATGGCCATGTGATTAACGGCGGGGACTGGGTTGTGAGTGAGTGCAAGCTCTTCGGCTCAGCCCCTGCCGTTGCGCAGAGTGGCCAGCGTGTGGGCTATGACGGGGTATGGCGTACTAAGGCCTTCCACGGCGCTAAGTCTGGTGCCATTAAAGGGTATTATGTAGGACAGTCTCTAGAGGACGCTGAGGAAGCCATGGAGACTCTCCTAAGTGTCGCGGATATTAACACATCACCACTGACTGTTAACACACCGCGTGGCCCGAAGACCATGTATGTGGCCCGGGATAGTGCACTCGATATAACGTTCCTAGCTAACGGGTCAGCATTCGAGTGGGGCGCTACTCTGATAGCTCCTGATCCTGTGTGGTGGCGTGGGGGTCAGACTCCTGATGGTCAGGTAGATGACCAGTACACAGCTAAGCATAGGCTGTATCTACCTAATCTTACTGGTGGCATTAAGTTCCCGTTCCAGTACCCTATCTCGTTTGTGGAGTCGGGTAATTATGGTTCGGTTACGGTGAGCTCTGGGTACCACAACCGGGTTAGTCTTAAGCTATACGGGTACGTGCAGATACCGTCTGTGATCTTCTCTGGCCCTGGTGGAGCTGGACGCTTGCGGTGGGACTTTACCTTACAGCAAGACGAGTGGTTAGACATTGATTTGACTAACCGCACTTCACTTAGACAGGGCCAATCTGCTGCTTCACCTACTATTAGGGAATGGCCCGAGCTTGGTAGGGGTGAGCTGACTATCGGGTTCAGGTCGGATGTGTACTCCCCCACAGCTTATCTTGATGTAATTGTGAGACAGGTGACTATATAATGGCTCTTGATGGAGTGCTGCCTATTGGTGGCAATGTATCTATTAATGCCGCAGAATTCAGGCGGCTTGATGTGGGATCTACTATGGTCCACGACACTCACCCTCTGGCGTGCAGGCCGGGGGTTACCTCTGGTATGACACCTAGCCTGAATGGCAGCCAGGTCAGGGTCAGTTCTGGCACGGCTATCGTGACTCCTGTGGCCTCTAATAACGGTAGCTACAGGGTATCTAACGTTGACGATGTTAGCTTGCCTCTATATGCCAAGGACACGTCATACCCGCGTACCGATATTCTGGTGCTGAAAGTCTATGACGGTACTGTGGATGGCAGCAACAAGTACCAGGCCTCGTTTGAAATTATTAAGGGCACGGCATCCGCTAGCTTCCCCACGCCTTCTACACCGTCTGGCGCCCTACTTATTGCCCGAATCATTGTGTCTACTACTGGTAGCCCTACGCTTTATGATGCTAGGCAGTATACTTGCGCGGTTGGTGGCACTATCCCGTGCTATTCAAATAGCCGGCCCACAACGTGGTTCCTCCAGAAGGGCCAGCGCATCTTCGAGCTGGACACAAACAAGGTCATGCTGTGGACTGGCAGCGCGTGGCGTGAGGATACGGTGATTCCTCAGGTGACTCTTCCACGTATCCCTGCTATCGCGTCGGGTACGGTGACTGCTAGCTCTGCTGGTCCGGCAGTGTTCACTATCCAGTTCCCGCCTGGGCGTTTCTCGAGCGCACCTCGTGTTGTGGCCTCGGTTAGGTCAGCGTCAGGTGACTTCACTTGGGACACACCTAAGCCTTATAATGTCACTGCGACACAATTTCAGATGTTCGTCAAGAATGGTCGGGGCTGCGACTTCGACTGGATAGCGATCGAGAACGGCTAATGATCACGTGGCATTCATTTGCCGCTCTTGACGGCAGGCCTCTAACTGAACTGCCAGGGCTGTCTGTGAAATCCAGCCTGTCATCTATCATTGGGCGGGGAGATTCCGTGACTGTGAGTCTCCCCGTCTGTGATAGATGGCCTGCTAACTGGGCGGATGGCACTCAGCCCATGCGCGCTGTCCTGGCAGCTATCGAGGACAATCTGGTGTTGTGGGCTGGCTGGGTAGAGAAGCGCGCGTACGGGTCAGAGGAGGCCATGGAGCTCACTCTTCAGCCTGCTGAAGAGTGGCTGAAGCGCAACTATATCCCTGAGCTCACTTTCAGGGATCAGCGATACACGACTATTGCTAGAGGCATAGGCCTGGATCGCCTGGCCGCGCAGTTCAATGGCCGTCTGGACGAGGATCCTACCCTCGATTGGGGTGATAGGACGTACCGTGCTGACCAGGATATGACGTGCTTGGCGGGTCTTCAGAATTTGATGAAGACAAAGCACGGTGCAGAGTTCGCTACGTCGTGGGAACTTCACGAGAATGGTCACCTCGGCATTGTGGTCCACACCGCATACAGGCTTGGCGGTGTAGGCAAGGACACTGCTGGTGCCGCGGTGCTGTCTCAAGGGTCCTGGCATAAGGTTGAGGACTGCTCTGACGGTAAAGGGGCCACTATCTGGCGTGTGGTCTCCAACAGGTCAGGTGATGAACGCAAAGAATTCGCTACATCTAACGGTCAGGTCCTTCAGTATGGGTGGCTTGAGCTCGAAAGGCGCTGGACTCCTGACACGGGGTCAGTGAATGATGCTGTGCTACAGCAGTATATGTACGCAGCTATGGCCAGTCAGTCCTACGGCCTGACATCAATCAGTGTGGAGACTACTTTGGACCACTTTATGCCAGGCCGGGACTTCGTTCTAGGCGACTATGTTGATGTTGATATGACTAATCTTAGTAACCCTGAGCTGCAATTCAAAGGTAAAGCCAGGGTTATCGGGTGGGTATGTGACCCTGACCCCGTATCTGGTGAGATCACTAAGATTAAACCGATGCTTTCATTGGAGGATTGATGAGTTTCGACCCAACAACGGTCGATAGGCCGTCTAATGATCAGGGTATTCGTGAGGTAGTTAACCGCCTAGAGGGTCTCGAGAGCCGTATTAATGAGCTTACGGCCACGATCGGTGGGGAAGGGGCGGTCTATAACCGGTCTCTGTTCCACGTGAAAGGTCACGCGAAGTTTGACGGTACCCTCGAGATCGCCGAAGGACTGATCGGTGACAAAGCACTGAAGTCTCAGATCAGCGTCGATGCTGGTAATTCCCGTAATCTTGACTGGTCTCCGGTGACTAGTTGGACCACAGGGGTGTCTACGTTCGTTGTGGCCCCTTCGTGGGCGACTAAAGCACTGGTCATAGCGGGTGGATCGATCATGCCTAACTATGACGCTAACGCAGGCACCCCTGCGTGCTGGGGTAGGGTTGAGTGCAGGGGGCAATACAGCCCTGACTTCCTGTCTTTCCTCGGCTCGTCGGCTATCCCATCGAATATTTCGTGGCCATTCTTCACTGTACCGGACGAACGCGAAGGGGGGATTGAGGTTAATTGCCAGGCTAAACTCTACAGTGGGAGTTCTAATAGAGGCGGACGCTGTTTCGTGTCCGCTGTCGTACTGTGGTTGAGGTGATATATTGAGCCCTGAGACTATGGGTAGCCTTATAGGGGCTATCCTAGCGGGTATTTTAGCGGTTGGTTACAGTGGTGTAAAAGTATATAAAGCCATGTCAGGGTCGCTTAGGAAGATAAAGGACCTCACTGCTGACCTTAAATCTGATACCGAAGCACTGGTTTTCGATAAAACTGATGCTGAAGGTAATACGGTTCAGGATAAGTTGAATATTCTACTTAAGCAAGCTGACAAGACTAACACAGATCTTGATATTCTTTCGTCTACAACGGCGGAAATTAAGGGGGTACTGAACCGGCACGATAAAGAGATTGGCCGGTTTAACACGAATTTGAGCCAGCTCAACGAACGAGTATCGAATTCGGAGCGTATGTTGACTTCCAGGTTGGAGGAACACGGTCAGCGCATCCTGGCCGTGGAGACAAGGAAGGAGGGTTAAATGGGATATGTGTCTGTGGGCCCTAAATACAATGGCCAGGAAGCTTACGCTGCTGAGATACCTGCTAAGTGGTACAAGCTATTCAAGCGCTATATGGCTAAGTATCACCCGGATATCTCGATTATCCTGATCCAAGCTAAGGGAGGCGCTAAGGCCAGCGCTGGAACGCACAGCGATGGCTGGGCGTTTGACTTTCAGAACTGGCATTTGACGTCTAGGCAAAATGAGATCCTGGTAGCTGAGTCACGCAGGTTTGGAGGTGTGGCCTGGGCTAGGTATAGGAGTCAGGGTTTCGAACCCCATGACCATGTGGCCTGTGATTCTGGCGGTAGTTCTGACACTGCCTGCCAGTACCAGGTTGTTGCTGCTCATGCAGGGTACAACGGCCTAGGCTACCGCGGCCGTAAGGCTAGCGACAATCACCCTGCCCCTGCTAAGTGGGTTACGTGTGCCCAGGGTATAGGCATGATGGAGGCTATCCTGGGTGGGTTCAAGACAAACGAGGAAGGACCAACATTGGACAAGAGCGAACTGATTCAGGCTGTACGTGAAGGCGTTGGAGGGCTCAACTGGGGTAACGAGACGTTCGGTGCGTACCTCGGGCGTATGCAGGCTGCGTGCCAGACTGCTGCCTACTACGCCCACCAGGCGGCTACTCAGACTGCTCCTATCACCCGGCCAGGCGATCCGTCTGCTGATAGCCGAGGGCAGGTTGTGATCCGCCAGGAGATCGCTGACGCTAAGACTCGCATTACTGCGGTGCAGGCTCAGATGGAGGAGCTGCGTAACTCTATCTCTGTGCTGTCTGATCTGGTGCGGGGCCTGGCTCCTCGGGATCCGGGTGTCACTGCCTGATAACCTGAAAGGAGGTGGGGTCACCTAGTAGCGTCTACTAGGTGACTCTCCCCCCATGAAAGACTACTTGAAAAAGAAACCGCTGTATGACTATAGGCCATACGGTGGGTGGGGCATACCGCGCCGTGAGAACGGACCTCCA